CCTAGTTCGTTATTAGGGTCGTATGCGAGCGGTACGCTCATATCAATTCCTTTGTAGAGAGAGTATCCCCACGCAGGAACATTTTGATATGGCATTACCTGGTTCTGATTTCGGGGTTTGGACCACCCAAATATTGCAGCGACTGTTCCAACAATGTCAGCAAACCATTTTACGGCTGCTGTCACTGGTTTTGCAATCTCTCCAATAACCGGTATTCTCTCAATTCCATTGGCTGCGGTTTTCACACCAGAAGCAACTTCTGAGATAGGTCCAATTTTGGGATTTTCCGAGGTGGGTTTGCGGCCCTTCGGAGCATTCACTTGCATGGTTACATTTTTAACTTCGGGGTCATAAGTAGATAAAGCACTCATAATATAATCGTAATTCGCTTTCTGCGTCTTCTTCATATTACTAAGAGCTCGCTTTATAATACTTGCATCCTTGTTAACTGGATTTGGAACCATTTGAGTGATTGTCCTAGTGGCTGGTTGTTTGACCAAGTCATTTGACACTCTATATGTGGGTATAACAAGCGATATGTTATCTAACCACATATAAACTGACAAATCAACTTTTGTGTTTGCTGATTCCGTTGAAGGTCCAAGAATGGGTGTTAAACCAAACAAGTATAATTCAACGAAATCATCCGTCTGACTTACTATATCATAAGCTTCCTGATAAGAAGCATATGGTATAGTCATTTCCACAGAGTTGTCCAATTGGAAGTCGAGTTCGACTCCCGGATATCCTGTAACACCTGCTCTAGAAGTATTTCTAATTCTTCGAGAAGATGTTACTTTATCGTCATAAGGGGAGTATGTTAGATACAACCTCCCAGCTATGAATGGATTAGCATTCAAAACTATCTTAACCTTAACGTCACAACGAAGGTACTTAAAGTTGGCAAGTTTTTGATTCTTGCCCCCTGATTTAAGCACCGTCGAAGGTAACACCCAAGATTTTATGATAGGTTGCTGGTTGGTAACATCTAACACATATTTGTTGAGGGGTTTATTGTTATCGGCAGTTGTTCCTGCAATGATCTCAATGTTGTCAATGAGAACGGGACGTTGTAGAAACTGAATAATACTGTGCGTATCATCCATGTCCCTAGCCGATGAAGAATCCTGAGCCATGGGGGTATCGATCCTATTTGGAGTTTCCACATCATGAAAGGTGGTGATTTGTTCCGTTTCGACTGAGTTTTCCTGGGACGTTGATGCGAGTTCCGTATTGTGTACGTTGGTAGTAGTGTTTTCTTGGGAATCAGCAGGTATAGTATTTCGGAACGCCAGCTATGTTACTAACTGACTGCTATAGCTACCCGATATAGCGGTTCCTATCCAATAGAGGATTTGTTGGGGCTGCCAACGAGGCTCCTCACCCTAAATAGGGCACCTCGACCATTCGCTCAAGCCTTACATTCAAGTTTATTGGAAATTTCCTCGAATGATGGGTAACCATGAGAGAATGCATCCTGAGTATTATATTTACATATAATACTCAAGAAACCGCTCCTGAGCATAACCACGATATGTGTTTATGTCCAGGTGATCTCCTGTTACGTCTGCATATGCTTGGTCTATTTTCACAGACCATTCATTGAAGACTTCCTCTTCATGCATCGAGAGTTCCATTATTGCATTTTCACAATTCAATTTTGTTCCTTCTTGGATGTCAAGTTCATGACGGCACCAATTGGGCATTTCAAGAATTGTGTCCATACACAGTGGAGCCTCCCAAACCTTTCGTTGGGAATCGTATCTAAACTTTCGTTTTAGATACTGCACGTCATTTATCGTTCGCCATTTTGGTACCTCGCCTCCAACTCCCTTGAGTTCATCTGTATAGGTGAACCCAAGTAGTTTGAAGGCTTCTGTGATCGTCTCCATGTTAAACCATTCACTAATTTCATCACTGAAATTAATGACATTATCATCTCCATAAGAGACAATGGAAACATGGTTATTGAATTCCTTCATCAACATTCGTATCTTGTGTTTTACTGCGCAAAGCCTAAAGCATAAGCGCAGTCCCATACTGTTGATAAAACAATTCAATGGTGTTGTTGCGGGGTTTCCTGAGGGTTGGCTGTGTGTCATCATATATACTGAGTCTCCACAGATGTGTACAGAGTTGTACACATCCATGAGCAACACTTCACGAATCAAGGCATTTCCAGGGCCATCATTGTAAAACTCGTTAGCTAACCTAGCAAATAAAGACATAATACAAACATACAAAGATCCATCAAAAGATGAAAAATCTCCTGCTATTACCTTACGTCCAAATTTGGTCAATTTTCTAACTGTTTTACTCCAGTCCTGAGAATACACATTCGTTCCTATAGATACTTCATTAGTAATTCGATTCTCCATTAAATGGGCTATAAAACCCAAATAATACATTCGAAAAGCTATAGAAAAATCCATAGGTCCATTGGAAAATACACGAGTTTTCAATTGATTAACTTTTTCAATGGGTC